TCTTTAATAGAATTGAATCTAAGACCGCCAAAGAATCATTGGCAATCCTAGACGAATTGATCCTTTTAATGCACGATTTAGAAAAATAACGGTTTGAATAAGGGGCGTTTTTAAATGCCCTTTATTTGTTGTTATATGCTTTTATTTTTGAGCGTTGGAAAAATATTTTTAAAATTTCTTTATATATCTATTGTATATATAAAATATATATGTATATTTGTTGTATAGAAATTCAAAAACAAATAGAAATGAAGATTAAAGCAAAAGATTTAAAAGTAGGACAAGACGTAAAATTTGGTAATCATTGGATAAAAGTTGAAAAACTAATTGAAGGAACACAAAAAAACGGAAAAGGATTCGTTCAAGTATGCGGAACAGTTTACGAGGGCAAAATAAAAAGTTCATACGGAAACAGAAAAGTCGAATCTCATTACAGCGATTATAACTGCCCAAAATTAGAAACCTTAGTAACTGTGAGATAATGAAAAAGAAACTAATTGAAATACCAACCGAGTTATTTGATAAGATAGTTCGGTTGGCTTCTGAAAATGACAGAAGCGTGAACAAAGAAATTAATCACTTACTTAAAAGTGCAGTGGGTAAAAAATAATTGCATACAACGCTCTGGGTATGGGGCTGTACGAAGTATGCACTATACAAATTGTTGTAGTGCGTTTAATTAATAACTAAAAATAAAGATAATATGACAGATAGAGTAAAAGGATTTACAGTAACCTTAGAAAAAGACATAAGAATAGATGATGTTGAATTTTACAGCATTTTAAATGCTGTAAAAATGATTAAAGGTATTGCACACGTTGAACCTAGTATAAGTACAAGTGATGACCATTTTGCAAGACAAAGAGTAAAGATGGAAATGAGAGAGAAAATGTGGAAGATTATAGATGATATGTAATGCACTACAACGGTTACGGCTATGCGTATGTGCGATTATTAACAAATAAATTTAATTAAAATGGAAGAAGTAAAACTAACGAAAGAACAAGAGATACTATTTGAGGTGTATGACAAAGGTGTGCAAAATGAAGATTGCGACTTAGATGCTTATGTTGAAAAGATGAAACAAGCATTAAGTATAGCCTTTGTTAGCAAAAGTGTTGCGAAACAATACGCTGAATTTTGTGTAAGGTGCGACAGGGAAGGATTACCACTACTTGAATTAGATGACTACATTAAGCAATATTGTTGCTAACAACCAAATAAAACACATTAAACGATTTAGTATGAAACAAACACCGAAAGATTTTGAGGCTTATCTTGAACAAATGGGTTATAGTTGGAATGACTTTGACCATACGTATCAAATTAAAGGATTAGTAGAGCAATACGTTCAAGCCAAAGTATTAGAAGCACTTGACGTTATTAAAACTCTTGTATATAATAACGTAACTGTAACAGGCGAACATGTAGAAAATCTAATTAGAAGTAAAACCAAAGTATGAATAGAGTTATGAAAACAATTTTAACATTAATCGCAATGATTCCAGCACTTAGTTACGGTCAGTGTACAGCAACGGAAAACCTAACAACAACCTACGGACATAATAACGGTCAAGACGGAATAATGTTTGATGTAGTGTCCAACGGATTTAACGCAATTCAAATTAACTGCATTGAATCAAATTGGGATGCAGGAGGGGCTATAAGTTACGAGGTCTATATCAAAAGTGGTTCATGTGTAGGGTTCGCAAATAATCCAGCCGTATGGAATTTACACTCATCAGGTTCAGTTTTAAGCGCCGGAGACGGAAACCCTACGCCTATCGCACTTGATTCTATTATTGGCATTGATTGCGGTGATACTGTAGGAATATATTTAACAAATACAGGTGGAGCAAACCCAAACGCCAACTACACTAACGGAACTTTTTTAGGTATGGTTTATTCCTTCAACGCTGATATTTCTATATTACAAGGATACGGGAAAAGTTATCCGTTCGGATTTACATTCAATCCAAGAGTTTTTAACGGAACAATACACTATAACACTGTTGAATGTGGAGGGCTTCCAGTAGAGTTAACGAAGTTTGAGAGTGAATGCGGGTTACTAAAATGGGAAACCGAGTCAGAACTTAATAACGACTATTTTTTAGTTGAGGAAAGTGTTGATATGGTAAACTGGGAAACTACTGGAATAGTTAACGGATCAGGAACAACAAACGAAACAAAATCCTATGAATTAAATGTAACGGCTCGTGGGCTAATGTATTACCGATTAACTCAGGTGGATATTAATGGAGATTACGAAGTATTTAAGTCAATATCAATGAACTGCCAACAACAGGCCGTTAATATTGTAGGATACTACAACCTATTAGGGCAGTCAGTTAGTCCAGATGAAAAGGGCGTTTTATTGGTGCTGTATTCAGACGGCAGTACGTCAAAAGTAATTAAATAACTAGCCATTCATTGCGTCGATGTAATCAATCGCAGCATAGCCCCAAGAATCGCAAAGGTCAGACCAATCGTGATTAGGAACCCCGGCGCGTGAATCGTGCCAACGGTAGTTTTTAACCGCTTTGATTACGTTTGTTGATTCGGGGCTTATTATTAATTCAAATCCTTGCAGCGTTTTAATTTGGCGCGTTTTAAATTTGACTTCATTTTCTCGCGTTTTCTTTATACGGTGAATGTTAACGCCCGGATAGAACTCCCCGTCATCGCCGTACATACCGTCGTAGTAGTCGCGTATTTGTCTCCTTTGCGCCGAATCACCAATAATTAAGTCTTCAACACCTACGAGTTCGTGTAGTATTCGCATGAGTTTTGCGGTGCTTGTGTTGTTGCTAAAATAGATTTCTTTGATGTATATTTTTCGAAGGTCTAAATCGACGGCAACCTTTGTGAGTGCGTCCGGGTCGTTACTACCAAAATCAAGGCCGTATTGATACGGTAATTCGTCGTTAAACTCTCCAATTCGCCAATTAGTATAAATTGCCCCTTCTGCTTGATCTAACCATCCGCCGAGGTAGTTATTTTTATACCATTTACGCGCGTGTTCTCGTTCTATTTCGCTTATCTCGCGTTCCTCAATAGGACAATAGCCTTTTTTTGCTCTTTCGCGCCATTTCCACGCTTTACGAAGGAATGAATCCGAAAGGTATTTTGTAGCGAGTAGATACGTGCTATGAATGTTTTCGACTTCTGGATGATTGCCAATTAAAACCTGTTCACCGTCGATCTCTACCGCTGTTTGAAATCCTTCTACCCAACGATCATAAATAAAATGTTCGGACGTTGTGGGGTTCATTACCCATATAACGCGGTTTTGTTTGTTCTTCTGACGTATTGAATCGTCGATTTTGTCGAATGTTTCTGAGTCGTTGAAGTCCTCGCCCTCTTCGATTACCCATGTAGTGATATTAGGCAATGATTTGAGTTTCCCGGTCTGGTCGCCTGAACTTGTTTTGATTCCTGAGAAGAAAATAAACGACCCCGTTTTTAGATTGGTTGCTGTTGTTTTTGTTACGTGAAAATCGGACTCGACTCCAAGCCGTTCAAGTGTCTGCCGGAACTCTGGAATGATTGATTTCTCCGCGCTTGTCATCGTGTAGCGGGTAAACAGCACGCCGTGACCGCGTTCGTACGTTAATTTCGTTACAAATTCGTGTAGGTTGTACGTTTTAGTCGATCCACGCCCACCCGTTAGAAAGAAATAACGTTTTTTGGAGGTGTAAAGGGGTTTAAATGTAATATCAATGCTCGACACATAGCAAAGATAATAAAAAGCCCGCTAACGTTAATTAACGGGCTTCAATTGCTATAATAAATGATCAACGGCAAACGCGTATTATGAACGGTTATTACGTTTAAAGAATTTCGCAAACGGATGCTCTTTGATTTTGTTATCCGTAAACTTAGATAAAACAAGTTTTACTCTCGTTGCTTCTGCCGCTGTTGTTCCCCAAGCGTTTAAAGCATTAACTAATTCGTCAACTGATTCTTGCGTTGTTTTCATTCCTTCCCAAAATTATCCATATCGTCCGCGCCTTTCTCGGTGTTGTTTACCCATTGAGCAACGGGAATATTAATCTTTTCGCCGTCGCTTGTGTGGTCAATCTGTTGTTTATCTCCGAACATTTTAGGGTAGTATTTAGCCGCTTTCCATTTTAGCGTGTCGATTAATACCCGGGCTTGTGCTGGTTCGAGTTCTCCGGTTTCTAGTTTGTACATAATCCCTTCGATTCGATCATCAACGGTTTCGGCTTTGTCTTGAATGCTTTTTACGTAAAGGTTAAGTAATTCAATATTTTCGCGTTTCCATTTACACCAAGTAACGAAAGACGGGTATTCATCTTTTGAATCTAAAATATGTTTTATTCGCTTTCCTTCTGCTACCTGTTCGCATATTTCTTTAGCGAGTTCAAAGCTGTATGATGATGGTCTAGCCATGTTTTTTGAGTTTAAACGCCGCTATACAAATTAGTGTTATTGCTACGAATATAAACGGCATAGAGTAATATACGAAAATTTGGTTTATGTTCATTATAATAAAGGTAATAAAAAAGGACGGGTCATGGAGAAACCCGTCCAACCTAAACAATTAAACATTGAACATGAAATAAGAGTGATGCAAATCACTTTTATAAAGTTAGTTTTATTTTTCGTTGTTTTCTCGTTTTCCTACGTCTTTTTTCGGTAGTGCGTATAGAAATGCCCCTACAATTGTTAAAACGTACAGAGATAGCGTTACAATGAGCCATAGCCAGCCGAAGAACGTCATAACTAACACCGGAATAACTACGGCGAATACTAACATTAAATCTTTGTTTCTTTGCTCTATTACGTTTTCGTTGTCTCCTGACCAATGTTTCCAGCTATCAACTAGCGCGTTAGGGAATGGTGCTTTTAGTAATCGGATTGCGACAAATAGCGAGTAATTAAATGTAAATAACACTGCTATCCCTATCCAGACAAACGGCAACGCTATTGTTTTAAGTGTTTTTTTTCATTTTAGTTGTTATTTGGGTCGATGTATTTTTGATGGTATAAAACTTCTACTTGTTCCATTTGTGCGTGTAGTACTTTGAACTCAAAAATCTGTCTGTTAAAGCATAGCGCATCAACCGTTAGATAGTCGAGAAAATCTTCTAAATGGTCATAAAAAACGGATATTTCAAAATCATAAAATTCTTCTCTAATTTGCTTTGGTACAACCGTTTTGTAGTGTAAAACTCCATCCATTGCGCACGTAAATCTAATAGCGGTATTTTTACCGATTAAATTAATTACTGCTTGTTCGTTTGCTAATTCTTTAAATTCCATCATTCTTCAAATTTAGTTATTTCAAATTTTATGTATTCTTGACCTTTTGGTACGTATGCTCTTTTTGCGGTAAATTCGTAAATTTTGTTGTCGTTGAATCCGTAAGTAGTTTGCAAAATATCCTGAAACGGTTTTACAGCATTATCAATATCCGATCCTTTACTACTAAATCCGAATTCATAAATTATTCTGTAAGGCGGTTCTGGCATTTGTATTTTAGGCATCATGAATAAAATTTGCCTTTTCCATTTTAGGTACTTTCTAGACCTTACCCTTGTGCCGTTTCTCCTACCGACATACATTTCGTTAACGCTCAACGGCTTTATGTCTATTTGTACCACCCTGTAAAAACTTTGAATGCTTTTTCGGCTTGTTTCCCTGATCTGATTCTGTACTTTTTTTCTGCTGGTGTCCAGAAGTTACGGTTTCGTGCTTTGTTCATTGTTAAAAATTTCAATTTCTATTATTTGCGATTCTTCGTATTCTTTAATTAGTCGTTTTGTTACGCTGTTACTTTTTCGCGGTCGTATTAGTTTGCGGAAGTCTGCCGCGTACCAAATCGCTTCGGGCATATCTGTCAAAATTATACATTTTTCATTCATAAATTCGAATGTACCTTTCGCGACTGTAACGGCCTGACCTTTTTTCAAGGTGTACTTGTTACAATACGTCCACTTATCGCAAATAGGGGCTAAACGGTCTCCGGCTTTAAAGTTCATTAACGTTTCAATAATTGTTTTACAAAGTTAATTTCGTTTTCGTTTTTGCTTTCCCACGCTTGGACGAGTTCGGCGTAATATTCTCGAGCAAGTTTAACGCCGTTTTTCATTGTTTTGATATGTTCGTCGGTAGTTGTCATCGTGTAAACGTTAACGCGGTCCTCTAAAGGCATACGGCTTTCATAGTCGAAATACTCGCGTACTTCTTCGCGGAAATCGTCAGTAATTGGAAAAACTCCGGCAACCTTTGCCATTGTATAGGTTTCGCGCTCTAAAATTGATTCCGGCGGGTTCATAAGAACTTTTGCAACTATCGCGTTATCAACGCCAACCATCCAGTTATAGCAATGTTGCTGCCATTCGTATTCCTTATCAATATTTGTATCAAATACGTCTAGCCCATCGGGATTATATGGGCTTTTAACGTCCATCTGCAAATTAAGCGGCTTTAAGATCGTGTCCGGCGTTCCTTTCGTCCAATCGTTTTTGAAGTACTTTTCATTTTTCACTACTATCGGGAGGCGTAAGTATTTACAAACTTCTGCAATCGCTTGGTTTTCTTTTAAGTTTCCTTTATCGGTATACTTAGACGTAAACACTTTGCGAGTTCCTGAAACGTGTTCGTAAAACAGCGATCTAACGTAACTTTTGCCTCCCTCATTTAGTTCGGGCTTTTTGTCGCGCTTTTCCTGTAAACGCGTTAATTCCTTTTGTTGATTATTCGTTAACGTTTCCCGGCTTTCCAAGTCTTTTAACTTTTCGGCTTGTATTTCGGTTAGGCTTGCGGAGCGATCAACCCCGCAAACCTTCCAAATCTGAGAAGCCCGTATTTTTAAATCTTTCGGATTGATTGGATTCATTTCTTCGATCCTTTTATGTTGTTTTCGTACTCTTTAACGGCTTTTTGTTCTTCTTCTGTTAGTTCGTATTCCGTAATCAGGTCGTCGGCGGTAATCATTCCTAAATCCAGCGAATCGTATGCCGACTGAATACTGTCTAGTTTTTGCTTTTGCGGTGTGTCGATTGCTTTTTGCGCTTCGTTATCGACGTATTCAACGTCAATCGTTTCCGTTTCCGTGTCGTAATCTTTAACGACTGATTGATCTGCTACCGTTGCGCGGTTCATTTCAACGCTCATAATACCGTACTTTGAAAGGCAGTTTTTTAAAACTGTTTTACAAGCCATTGAACCAAAATCTGTATTCCATGGTGAAGATTTATAAGAATACGATTGACTGTATTTTTTCGCGTGGGCTTGCACTTGTTCGGTCGTCCAGTATACAGTTTTTGAAAACCCGTTCAGAAGTTCAAAACGCGCGGCATATCCTGCTATTTTTCCTGTTGCTGGCTTTGTAAAGTCAGTTTCGAGTTCTTCTGTTAATGGATTCCATGAAATTAAATTAGCTTCATCAATCGCAATAGAGTTAATTGATTTGTACTCTCCTGTTCTTTGCGCTAATTGAATCAAACCTTTGTAACCGATCTGGAATTGCGCTTGACCTTTGTATGGTACGATATACGCGTACCCTAGTGAGTTATTAATATTCAGGTCAAGAGTTGCGGCAATCATTGCGGAAGTGTATACCGTTTTGGGGTCTGCTTTCGCTAAATAATCGTTTGAGTTTACCACTTGTAAAACCGAGGTAATAAATCCTTTTGCCTTTTGTCCTAAAATTTCCTGAAATTTGGCTTGTACTTTTTCTCCGTTAAAAAAGTCTTTCGCTGATACTAGATTGCTCATGTTCAATTGTTTTTAATTTGGTTAAAAATAGTAAATTATTCCGTTTCTTCGGCTGCTGCTTGCAACCAAATTCTTAGTTTTATTCGTTCTTTTTGAATGAATGTATTTAAAATTCCTTTTGTCATTTCGCTGTGATTATCAGCGTTTGCTTGTAGTAAGTTTTCGTAACGCGCTATCTCAATTTGACAAGCGCTAATCTGCTCTTGAATTACCGCGCTTTGTAGTGTCTGTACTGCTTGCATGTTTTAAATTATTTACGGTTTTTATTTGGGTGCTAGCAATAATACTAACCATCGTAATCTATACAATATTTTTTTTCAAGCTCTCTTAACTTTAATATGGCACTTGCTATCATTTCTAAATTAGGATAATAATGATAACCGAAGTTTTGTGTTTTTTCATTACCATAATACAAGTGCCTTATTCCGTCAAAATATGCAATTCCTTCAAATACACACTCAACACCGCAATAGTCTTTGTGCCATTCATCTTTTTTAGTTTCATTATTACAGACGTGACCAGTTTTCTCAAGCGCATAAAAATTAAATCCTAACCCTTTTACCTCGTTAGGTTTATAATATATTCTAACTTCATACCCTTTGACTTGCACAAATTCCCACCGACAAAGTTCTTCGTCTTTGTGGCATTCGTGCCTTATATCTTTTAAATAAATATCATCCATGCCTTTATAATTTACATTCAACGTTTCTCCTAAATGTTTTTTATTTAGTTGTTATGCAAAACTAATCTTTCAACTCAATAGAGAATTTAAGGGTAGTTAAGTCATAACCTCGTTTTTCAAGTTCTTCTTTTAGGTTTTCTTTAATCCAATTGTAGGGGTAACTTTTGTTTTCTGCTTCATTTGGTAAACACCATTTTAAATTGTCATTTATCAAACTGTGCATTATTAAAGCACCATCACATCTTCGAGGATATTTAACCACAAAGTCTTTCTGTCTTTTATCCCATATTAGAGATAATTTTCTTTCGTTGTGTTTAGGCATATTTTACATTTAATCCGCATTTCATAACAAGGTGTAAAACTGCATTAAAACAGCAGTTTACATAGACCTTTAGCACACATTTACTTCGTGCCAAGTATTTTTAATTGTCTGTATATCCTTTTCATATACAGTAATGTTTCTAAGGTCACTACCTCTTTGTGTCCACCAAATACCATTAGATGTAAGCCAATTAAAAAAGCTACGTTCAGCTTCATCGCTTATTTCCATAATACCAGCTATGTTTAAAAAACGTGTGCTAACACCACCTATATGTAATGCCTTATCTTCTCTATTTTCTTTATCTGTACTCATTATTTCAGTCTTTTAGGTTAGTGTAGTAATTTATCAAGGTCAGCACTACACATAGCCGTAACTCGTTATAACCTAGACACCCATAAATTATCGTACAATCCCGGCTCGTATGGCTGGTGAATCTCTCTATTCTCAACGAACTGCTCTGGGCAGTCGTTAACTAGTTCTTCGATTTCCGACTGAATCAATTCTTTGTACGAGTCTTTAACGTCGAACGCTTCCCACGATTCGCCTAAACCGTAAGCGATGTTAATTTCAATTTCTCCGTTTCGGTTTTCGTCAATTTCGCAAAGGAACGTGATCCAAAAACGTTCGTTAAACTGTAAGTCGATTTGGTGGTAATGTGACTGAACAGTTTCAAAATATGAATATCCGTGAGCCTCTTTTTCTGTTACTTGTAAATTCATGTTGTTTCGTTTTGTTTGTTGGTTCAAATATACCTACGATTTACCCGAAAATATACCGAATTGTGATGAACGGTAAAATACGTTTATGAGTGGTAATTATTCTGTAAATCATCCGGCGTTGGTCGTGCGGCGTTCCATCCTTTGGGGCAATTTTGCAAATCTTTAACGGTAATAACTACCCAATCACGCGCTCTTTTTTTGTGTTTTTCGCTAACGTCGCTATTTATCAACGCCGCCCAATCTCGCAACGTTTCTTTGAGTTTGGCATAATACGCGTAATCTCCTTGCAAAGTTTCCGGCAGTTCGTTCCAGTTGGCACGTAAATATGTCGTTGCTTCTTCGTAAGTCATAATCTACTGTTTTCTGTGGTCTATTGAATCGGCTTTTGCTCCCAATAGAATAAAATTAAACATTTCGTACATGCGGGAGTCTATTCGACCGCCGTACAATTCGCCTACTTGATCGCGGCGCAAATTTGTTGTAATATGTGTTTTTACTTTCGGAAATCCTTTGTGACGCTCTGAAAGAATCGAACCCATTACGCAATATTTGTTACCAAAATTGCTAATCGTAATTTCTTCCTCGCCTAAGTCGTCAAAAATACGCTCTATCGTGTCCTGACGGTTTTTAAAGGTTTTTATTCCATCTTCTCCGGCAATCCGATTGATATAAACGTCCATTTTTAAAAACGCCTCATTCATTTCAACGCAGGTCTTAAATCCGCACTTCGTTTTAAACAATGATTCCCGGACGCGTTTATACGTTAGCATTAAAACGGTTTTACCTGATCCGAAACGACCGTACAACCAAAGCCCCTTTCGAAACTCAAAACCTTCGTTGTCTAAAAATCCCGGCTCTCGGTTCATGTACTGACATACTACGTTAATCGCCTTTTTCATTTCGTCGTTAATTACCAACGTATTTAACCCCTCTGAACGGCTTTTTATTATTTCGTTCATCACTTGCAAGAAATAACGCCGGAACTCCGTAGGCTCGTAAATTGGTTTAATCGTAGTCTTGCTGTCCGATTTTGGTTGATTGTGCAGAACCTCTGCCAGAATTTTGTACAAATCCATTTGTTAAATTTTTATCGTTCCAATTCCATGACGCTTTAAACGCTCCCCATCCTTTTTCTGCACAAATAGTAATTATTTCGTTTGGTGTTTTTTCTGTTTTATCAATTTCCTTTTTTAGAGAATCAAAAGCCGTTTGCGTGTTACTAAGTTTTTTCGTTTTTCTATTTTGCAAAAAGTCGCGTGATATTTGTTCGTCCACTCCCCACAATTTTAATTGCCTTAAAGCTGAAAAACGTGTGCGCTTATCTTTATCGTTAGATAAAGTATTATTTATTTCTTTATATTCTTTACTTTCTTTAGTTGTTGTTATTTGTCTGTTATTTGCCTGTTGTTTGTCTGTTATTTGCCTGTTATCTTCAACGTCAAAACCTTGCAATTTTCCCCATTTTACTAGGGTTACAGTTTGATATTTGTTTGTTACGTCCCTTGCAACTTCTCCGCATTCTTGTAATTTATTCATAGCGGTTCTGCATTGTTGCTGAGACAACCCGCAAGCATCGGAAAGTGTTGACCAACTATAAACCATTGAACCAGCTTTAACGACCTTTCCGCGCCATTTCTTGTCCTCATAGTTGACGGAAACAAGCAAATGAATAAGAAGTCTTACGCAATTGTTATCGTCGTACCACTCCCAATCCTTTAGGCTTCTATGTAGTTTTATCCAACCTGACATATTTTTAATCAAAAAGCCTCGATAAATCCAGTGGTTCTCACGTCACTTTCATTATCGAGGCTAAATAACTTCGTTTGTCCCTATAATGTGAGAACGGAACGTACTGTAAAATTACTAAAACTCAACCGCAATAACGCCCCAAAATAATGAAAACTTTTTTCCTTTTTTCTCAATTATTTGAGTTGGTATTTTTAAATCCTGTTCCTTTTCTCGGATTTCCTGTAAAACAACTTGGTTGTCTAAAATTGCATTTTCCCGACTCTCTGAGGCTATTTTTTGTTTTCTATTTCTCTGTAAATTTGAATTGTGCTTTCTACATTCTTCAAGAAGTTTTTCGGCCATTTTGATATTCGGTTTAACCCGGCTCGTCCATTTATATCTACAATAAACTGACTTTTTTCCGTTAGTTGATATTATACCGTTTTTCTTTAAAATTTGTGCAGATGCTTTATAAACGTCGTGTTTTTGCATAAGTTTATTCATCGAAAGGCTGTCTGTAATTTTTAAAATCTCATTTAACTCTCTTAGAAAATCTAGGTGTTTTTGTGCTGTTTTCATATTTATTTGTTTTTATTGTTTACGTATTCTTTTGCCGTTAAATGGGTAGGCTATAATTTTAACCTCTAGCCCTTTTTTTATAGTGTTTCCATTATCTAGTATTAACGGCTCTTTTAAGGTAGTTTTAATATGGTTCTCATAACCTATTCCTTGATCAATACTTTCGCTTTGGATAATTCCAATAGTTTTATTACCAACTATGTATTCTTTATAATATCCTAATTGTTCAAACGGCATAATTGTTTTTTTTTTACTAAAGTATTAAAGGTATTCCCGCGTTATTTTGTAATTGTGATAAACGGTTTTTATCCTACATAAATGGTTTTCTACATGATTCGGGAATAATACACGGAACAGCCGATTTCCAGTTGGTAAGGTGATGAAACCGTTTATTGGTTCGCCCCATTTGATTAACCTTTACACAATCAGGCCGGCATAAAACGGTATAGAAACTTTTAACGTATGTACCGCCGTCGAGATAAGCCTCACTCATCCCTCCCTTAGTTTTTTGAGTCGGTATTTGATCAAGCTGTATAAACGGAATTGTAAAAAACACATTATTTGTTTCTCCGAGTCGCATATAAGTATTAACGTCTTCGTTTAATCGGCTCTCAAACCAAAACCTTCTTTCGGTAGAACAGAAAAAACTATTCATTGCCTTTCTTTTTGGTTTTTTATTAAACTGAGCCTCACCGCCAAACCAGTCACCGCCTTGACTTAAACATATAGAAGTTGCGTTAATAGATTTGTAATACTTTAAAACGGACAAAAAAGCCAAATCAATATTGCTTGTTATGTTCGGGCAGCTTTTAGGATGATTTAGCGTGTTATCTATTCTAAATTTAAAGGCCGTGTAGTCGTCGTCAAAAACAAGAAAGTACTCATAACCTAACTTTTCCGCAAAATCAAAACAAGCGTTGCGCGCGTGAGTTGTTGAGCGGTAGTTTTCGAGGTTATCGTAATTATCAACCGATTGAGCGTACTTCGTTTTGTCGAATTGGCAAACAATTTCACCATACTTCTCAAAGTACTCGTTAGCTGTTTTATCATGATCGTCAATAACGATATAAAAAGGCAATTTACTTCCGGCTTTTCTAAGCGTTTCAATAGTATATATCTCATTAGCCCTCCCGTGAGATATGATAAAAATGCATAATTCCTTATTCATAGCAATCAAAAAAGTTATTAGCTAAATCATGGGCTAACTGAACAAATCCACACTCGTATGCTTTATCAAAATCAACTATAACTAAAGCGTTTTCCTCCATCAATCTTTGCATTTCAGGTGATGAATTTGCGTAATAATCCGCTATGTTTTCATAGTTAAAAACCGTGTGTCTTTGAGCTGCTTTTATTAAAAAAGCCTTTTCTTCATCGGTAATATTAGACGACTTAATACGGCTAACTATTCTGTTAGTTTTGCTAATATCGAAAAGTTCGTTAATATGTGGTTTTACGACACGCGGCCGATATACCGGCGTTTTAATCTTTGATGTATAAGAGCTGTCTTGCATCTTATTCGTTTCATCACCAAATAGGTCAGTCTGTTTCATGTTCTTTTTTTGTTAAAATTAAATAATCTTTACCGTTTTTAAGTGCGCACATTTGATTTTTTGTAGTTTTTCGAGAGCGTAAGAAACGGCTAAATTTGTCGTTTTGTCCTGTTTGCGCTCTGGTAACTCGTTTAGTTTTAAATACACGCTTAGAAATCGCGTGCAGTCTTCTAACGGCATTTCTTTTGCGTTACATTCGCTGTATTTATTTTCTAAAACTTCCGCTGCTTGTTTGTAAACAAAAACAAGTTCCCCGTTTACGTTTAAATATCGTTTTCCTGCCATTATTCTCCGCTTATTGTCATTGATTGTAAAAAGGTTTCGCAAAGGCTGTCGAGTTGCTTGACAAATTCGTTGTAATACTCCGATTCTTCCGCGTCTGCGTGTCTCAAAATATCGTTAATTCTCGAATCCATGAAACGCTCATGACGGTTGTATTCTCGTTTTAGTTCTCGGACGTATTCCGGCTGAACTGAAAGCGCGTCGATGTTGTGTAACTTCGATTGGCTCAAAAGCATATCCAGAATAATTCTTTTTTCGGTTTCGTGTTTAATTGATTCCATGTGATTTTAAAAATTGGTTTTGTAAATTTTGAAGTGATTTAACTAATTCCGTTTGGTGGTTACTGATAGACTCCCCTTCAAATGGCGAACTCATTGGAAATAAAAAACTTAATTCTTTATTGATTTCAATATATTCTGACATGTTTTCCAAATACGGTATCTCTTTTAACGCATTCAATACAGTAGTTCTGTCCTTTCCAAATATTTTCCCGATTTTTCTAGGTATTAAATCAGTCTTTTTGTTTAAGAACCCCATTAAATAATATCTTCGAAACAAATGTTGATGTTTTCTGCTTTTTAAATTGATATCTGATTGATTCAGATAGTTTTCGACTTTTTGTAAATAATACATGTTACTTGTTTTTTAATTGTCCGTGAATGTGCTGCATTGTTTCGTTAAACGTGTAGCGTCTATCAGGGTAAACCGTGTGCGAAATACGCAGCTTTTTCTTTTTTGTTTTTTGGGGGATATAAATATTTTCCATGTTCTTAATTTTTGATTGATAGAATTAAAACGGTGTCGCGGTTTTCGCGTTTCCGGTGTCCGAGTGCTTGAATAAACGGTTCTTTTGTTCTTTGGTTTTCGCTGCATGTCAGATACGAAACACAGTCGAAATGCTCTAAATTCAACCCCGTTGTCGTGTCGGTTCGTTCTCCGCAAACGTAACCTTTTAAAGCCAATTTGTTAACGTCGATTTCTTCGGGAAAATACATAAACCGTTCTTTTACCGTTCGGAAGCGTTCGCGGCGTTCCGGGATTGTCGTTAGTTGTTTTTTCATGACTTAAATTCTTTCCATTTTTTAACCTTTACGGTTTTCATGTAGTTTTCAAGAGCCTCTGATTTTATATGTTCTTCTAAAATTTCTGGCTCTGGAATATTGCTTTCCCTACCTCTATACTTATTCCAAAACAAAACCGTTCTAAACTTTCTTTGTCTTGGTTGTTTTTCTTCTGTCCTATATCCAGTAAATACGATACAGTGGTCAATAACCGTAAAAGTCCAAATTTGATTTGTCTTTATATCTCCAACATTGAACTTTTTTAATACTTCTATTTCCATGTTCTTAATTTTAGTTAAAAATAACGCCCGTAATTAGTTCTTTTTACGAAATTGTTACGGGCGGTAATATTAAAGGATAAGCGGCTATGAGCCACAATTTGTACACACAAAGTGCGAGTTCATCGGTTTTACTCCCTTCAATTTCATTTCAAGATTGTGAATCTGATCCTTCGTATCCATGTCCTCGAAAAGATCACCCGTCAACGTGCTTTTCAATTGCTCAATTTCCTGTTTTATCTGCTCTTTTTTACTCATTTCTAAAAATTAAAGGTGAATTTCCAAGATACAAAATCTTTGTACTTTCACCAGTTTTCAAATGTTAATTGTTTTACTAAATCGTTTAATGTGTTTTATTTGGTTGTTGTACGCAATAAAAATTACTACGCTTCTAATTCAAAATCAGTGGGTAGTTCTTTGTAGTCAATCCAAGTTCTGTA